CTACTTTACCCATCGCCACAGGAACCGTACCGGTCCGCAGCGCCGCCCGGCGAATAAACGCCGTTGCCGTCAGGATTTCCAATTCCATCCACTCTTTTCATATAAAATGTACGTCCGCATCCCCGGCAAGAGGATGGTAGGAATATAGGGCCACTCCCGATCTCTGCGCCTTGCGACGGGGATTAGATATTCTTTATCCCGGTACTTGGCCCGGAATACTGGACTACGCTGCTTGTTGTAAATTTGTACCCCAACCATCTGCCGGCAGTCCTGTACCGCAGCCTGAATCAATGCGATAATAGGCTTAGTAGGCAGATGCGCTATCCGCTCCTGAAATTTTTTTATAGCGTGAGGTGTCACGAAGACAGGATTCGCGAACATCATCTTTCCATCTCCCGGAAGATGTCTGCTTTCCGCACGGCCTTGAATGCCATGGTTATTGCACTCAAGGCCCGGCGCTTTTTTGGATCTGTCTTGACTTCCTTCCGGTATCGGCACATTTTTATCGTGACAGATCGTGGGCTTCGACCAATCCTTTTGGCAATTTCCTTTACTGGTATTTTTTCCAAATAACCATCAACAAGGACTTGGATTTGATCGTCTGTCCATTTCGGGTGTGTACTTTTTCGCAGTGCCAAATGTTTATATATTGTGGTACTGCCAAGCCCTGTTATTTTCGCTACCATATGTCCGTTCCCGGTTTCGGCGTAGAGTTCTTTGATTCGCTGTTTTTGCTCTGGCGAAAGAGACGGGCGTTGTCGATTAATACCCTGATTATCTCTCCAATCGATTTCCCCCGAGTGTAGCTCTCCGCTCGAAGGAACCGCATTTGCTCTCTCGTGATCTGCACGTGTAGCCGTACCCACATTAAAGTATCCTCCTTATGCAATTGTGCAAGTTGCTGGTAAATAAAATAGCCCTGCTCCGATTAAGCGATGATTCCCAGCCTTTCCAAAACAACAGCCAAAAGTTCCAGCGTTACCGGCTCTGTTTTTTCATGCAGCTGATTAAATTTTGCTTTTTCCGCCAGCTTCTCAAACGCAGCTTGCGCAGCAGGTACTTGTTCCTCATCTCGAAGATGCACCCCAAGAAAATCCGCTATACCGCCGGCAATCGCACGTGCGCATTTTTCTTGAAACGATCCAGACTCAAGCAAGGCCTCTTCCGTCGGGTTCGTAATAAATCCGCACTCTATCAGTGCAGCGGGCATATCCGTCAACCTGAGCACGGCAAATCCAGCTTCTTTCGTACCCCTATTCCCAAGGCCGGTTTCCGCTGCTAATTTGTCTAAGATACCGTCAGCCAGCCGCTTTCCGCCGCCTGCTTGCCAGAAATAAAACGCCTCCAGGCCATGTGCCGCAGGATTATTAGCAGCATTACAATGCACGGAGACAAAAACATCAGCGTTGTGTTTATTCGCCGTGTTGGCCCGCTCATGCAGTTCTACGGATACATCGCCAGGACGAGTATAAACCACATTGCAGCCGGCTTCGCCCAGTATTTTACCAACGGTATGGACAACTTTCAAAGTTACCACTTTCTCTTGAACGCCGGTGCCTCCAACCGCTCCAGGATCAGCTCCACCATGGCCCTTCAACCGGGATCAAGACAAACTACTCGCCTTGACACCATAAAGACATCACCTCCTTGTGAATACAGCCTTTCTTTGATCCCCGTCCCATACTACCACATATCCGGCCATCTCTGCAATAAACCTGGCCGGTGCCACCATACGGTTTGTCTGTGGGTCAATCATCACGCTTTGATCCACATTAACCATCACACCGTCAACTACAGCAGTATCTTTGCCTTCCCACAACTCTATCTTACTTGCCGGCTGGATCTGCGTCGGCAGGTCAACCGTGCTCCACGCTTCAAACACAAAAGATATTCCAATATCAGAACGCCATGACAAAAGATTATAAGGCAGCCACGCATACCCATTGCTTTTCCATTCCGATCCGCAGGAATTGCGTATACGCAAGGCCCGCAATTCATCACTCCACCCTGTCGCAGTAATTGCATGCAGGCTAAGGATACGACCTTCGGGTGCCGTGATTAGTTCAGCCTCATTATATAGGATGTTGTCGCAGACTAAAACCCCCATCGCTGCCGCACCCTGCTGAAAAATCGCCGCCTTTATTTCATCCAGCGTTTGTATCTTAGCGTAATTACTGACTTTAAACCTGGCAGCTTCTTCGTAAACAGCGTTTCCTGCCGCAGTTTGACTGTCATAGCTAAAGTAAGTACTATCCATCGCCGCGCCCAGGCTTTGTAATACCTTCATCAACGCCCTGAAGTGCGTCCCTTCCTGCCCAGGCATACCATCTATTTTCTTGCATTCATCATAAATAAACCGTGCGTTGAATTTGTGCCGACGGTAAAACGATGTGTTTTCTTGTACTTCTTTCACCCCTACACCTGACCACCCGACGCAGTCGCCTTTGAGCTGCTTGCCTACAGGAAATTCCGTACGCAAGAACTGTCGAGGCAGTACGGGAATGTCCACTTTCGCCGAATATATCCAATCCCGCGGGTCTGACGGAGACTGGACAAGGCCAAATTGCATGTTTAAACCTCCTTTCGTCTAAAATATTTTTTCGCCGTTGGATCTGCAATCGTCTCATAAGCTCCAGACGCTGCCAGTGCCACCAGGATACCGTTTAAAACGGCTAACCCTATGTGCTCGGTAGTAAGCCTTCCCTGCACGAAACAAACGAAGCCTTGCAGCAACCAAGCCCATGCAAGAGTATATAGCCTAACTGCCCAGTCGTCAAATCGTGCCTTGACAACTCCCTTTGTGAACTGCACCACCAGCGCAACTACCGCAACCATCCCGGCAAAAGTAGCTAAATAATTAGTTGTAATAAAATCTTGTGGCATATTACTTCATCCTCTCTATTGTTTTTTTAAATTCCTCTATAGCCGCTCTCCATGTCTTACACATCATAGAAGAATATACTAAGGAAGATTGACATAACCCAATTATGTGTTTTATACCATTCGACTTCATCTTCCCAAACATTTTTAAATAAATCACACTCAAAAAAATTTTCGCCATTGCACTCATGTTTTCGGCATTGAATTTTACAGGCTCGCATAAAAACAGAATGACAAAACGCTAAATATTTATCCTGATTTTTTTCAAATTCTGTAATATTATCTGTCCTCACATTAAATCCTCTCCTTCCCTTAAGTGTCTTTTTATATGCTTCCATATTCTATTATTGAATTTAATCCCGCTTTCGTCATGCCGCTGATTTATCGGCCACCGGCAAGCCTCATAAGGACAAATCCACTTGCCTAACTTTTTTTCCTTCGCCGGACAAAATAAATGCTTGATTTTTTCCAGCATTAAAAAACACATCCTCAAAACGAGTATTAATTGGCGCTATTTGGTCTACAATAACAAGGCCTAGGGTATCATTAGCATTTTTATATGCTTGAAATGCTTCTAATTCTGTACTAAAGTAACCTAAATATTTTTGTTTGCCATTAATTCTAATACAGGCTTGCCACTTATTATGTCCTTTATTCCAGCAGACGCCTGGATAAATAGAGGATTGTTTTATATGAAGGTTTTGACGGTTTTGACGTTGAGTAGTAATACGTAAATTACTTTTTCTGTTATCGAACCCGCCTCCATTTATATGGTCAACTTGAAGAGGAGAAAGTATTATTCCTAGGATTTGCCGGTGCATACAAATAGTAGCAGGATAACCACTTTCATTTTCTTGTTTAGTTGAATTACGTACAGCATAGAAAGTATTACCAACTTTAAGTGCATACCATTTGTACTCACTTAATTCTTCATAATCCTCGTCATCTACTAAAGCAACCTTGCCCTGAGTTAATGGTATTTCTCTCATTTAAATATCATCTCCTCACTTTAAGCTATTAATAAATAGCCCCACACAAAGACTACTTAGAAGAGTTATAAAGATAGAAACTGCCCAAGTCGGTCGGCTATTTAACTGATTATCAATTTTCTTTTCAATTTTTTCTAGTCTTTCGTCAATTTTTTCTAAGGAAGAATTTTGTCTTTTTTCGTGGGATTTCATCCATCCCTCCATATTGCTTACCTGTGTCTCAGTCATGGCAATTCTTTCAATTTCCGTCAATAAAACCACATCCTTCCGTGAAATTAAAACCGCTCAGTGGCAATAAGTTTTAAGCGTTTTAAAATACGCCGCCGCATGAAAAATCGTTTAAACATGAGGATACCTCCTTAACTCACTCTAAAATATTCAACAGTAGCTATCTTTTTAGACGCACCGCCTCCCCATGCGGAAAATCCTATTCCGAAATGTGTTGGCGTAATATTCGCCGTTTTATTGCCTTGGTCGAAGTCCGTCCAGGTAACCCCGTCAGGACTCCACTGGGCAAGCCAGGTATTGGCAGATACCCATGTCAGCCGCATGAAAAGCCAACCGTAGACAGAAGAGCGGTTCGCTACAAGATTAAAGTGTGTTATTGCGCTTATAATGCTTAGCGTCCCACTTCTAAGAGAAAATATCGGGTCTCCGTTTAATATATATGGCATTTGAAAAACTGCATTACTGGTAGCAAGCACTCCATCTGAGAAAACGGGCCCACACATAAAGTAATTACTCATTAAACCAAACATCCTAACGGCACATTCGATTGTAACGGGTGCGGTTAAACTGCCCATAGATTTTAATAGTGCGGCAACTTGGTTACTGCTGGTATCATAAACCAGTGCCGAAAGGACATCATATTTTTCAGTCAACACTAAACTGCCCGAAGGAATTACAGTTGTCCAGGCTGCCGAAAGCGAATCATCGTTAAATTCATCATCATATTCAGTAGGAGTCCCGGAAATATTCGCTACAGGGTCTTTCCAACCGCCACCTCCCCCGCCACTAGCCGCTATGGTAATCTTCTTCAGCCCGTCATCCTGCGTCAAAGTAACGTTTGCACCCGCCGCCAGGGTTACGTCGCCGGTTAAAGATGTGCCGCCTGTTTTTTTTAAGCTGCTAACTCTCGGCACTGACGTGTGCGGGTCGGCCGTGTGTCTGGCTTCGTTGTAGTAATGGTCGTGATCGTCGTCTTCAAGACCAAGTAAAGTACCATGATCATGATTATGTACCAGAGGCGCCGGAGGTTTCTCACTCGGACTACTCAGACCGCTTTCAAAATCCGAATACATCGCCAAACGCTCGATCTGCTTCAGGATTTTCATTTGCCGTTCCATGCGGATATGGTTCAGGTCAATAGCGCAAGTTAAATGTCCTGTTTCGTTATTTTCTTCGACGGTAAAACCTTTAACTCTCATGCGCTGGTCAATTCCAAGCGTGTCAGTTCCTATAGTAATAATCGTTACCCAGACCCAATCGCCAAGCTGGTAGTTTTCAAACGGTTTAAACGGCCACCAGTCGACGCTGGTCAATATACTCCACTGCGCTGCGGCTGTAGTTGCCAGCATTGCGTTGCCATAGTTTTGCAGTTGCGTATAGTCATCAGGAATATTCCTGGCCTGAAGATAGCTTTCCCTTCGGCCCCAGGTGGTCGGACTGGTCGAGTGTACAACTTCAACTATGCCGCCTGCTTCGCCTTCTACCAGCACAATATTTTTAATTTTGTCCGTTACACTGGCATCGGAATAATCAAGTAATCCCTGTCCTTCGTGATAGCGGATGGTAGCCGAGCGGTCAACGCCCTTTTGGTTTTTGTACGCTTTCAGTTTTAAAGTCGGGGTCATTTCTAGGTCAAAAATTCCCATGCTGTCGCTGAACTTTTGCGCCACGTCCAGAAGCGGAGTGCCTGTGTGAAAAGAAATATCTGTTAGGTCATCCCACGGGTTGCCTATACTGTCAGCCGTGGCGGTAAAATCTATATCAATTACAGACAGCGTGCCCCTGGCCTGTGCCTCCTCGATTAACGTTTTTAAGATTGCAGCAGCGTGCACTCCTGACCACGAACGTTCCAAACTGGAAGGAGTTGGCATACCTTCAGGATAAACAACGCCGCGCTCCAAAATAGATAATACCCCGCGCCCGGAACATTCAATCCATTCAGCCGAAGCGTCGCCTTCGCCAACGTAAATTGGCTGCTTGTTTTCGATAATCCATTTAAAATATTCTACCCCATCAATTTTGCATGAAACGTAATTTTCGTTGGAAATATATGTCCGGTTGCCGCCCTTGGGGTCTTGGCGGCTAATCCGAAAACGCCCGCTGCCTACGCCGTTTAAAATTGTCTGGAAGGATTTGTCCGTGGCCCCGTCGAGCAGGGCATAAACTTCCAGAGGATTATTTTTATTACATACGTAAAATTCCAGTCCAATGTCAGGCGTCGGTGCACTAGCAACAATTTCAAGACCAATTACATTACTGTCCCGCACGCCTGGGGGGTCTGGTGTAGTTAGCCGTACTTTTACCGGCCCGGAAACGGCGTCATCAGGAACAATAAAAGTAATCTGCTGCCAAGCCCAGGAAATTATGCCGCAAATTTGCTCATTAATATAAACGTAGCCGCCGTAACCACGAGCCGCACGGTCAGGATTGTCGGGATCACTGGCTGCTTTTGCGCCAAAACCATTTCCGTAAATAGTTACCGCTCCGCCCTGGCTGGCTTGTGTTGTCGAA